CGCCAAGCGCATCGCCTTTGTTCCGCGCGGGATGGCGACGATCCCCAGCCTGAACCCGGCGCTAAAGGATCACCAACGCCACGCGGTCGAGTTTGCGCTGAAGGCCGGTTGCGCTGCGCTGTTTCTGGATACCGGACTGGGCAAGACGCTTTGCGCTCTGGAATGGGGCCGCATCGTTGTTGAACACACAGGACGCCCGGTCCTGATGCTCGCCCCGCTGGCCGTCGCCGCTCAACACGAGCGCGAAGCGGTCAAGTTTGGCATCGACGCCAAGGCGGTTCGCGAGCCCGACGAGATCACCACGCCGCGCGTCTACATCACCAATTACGACCGGCTGGCCAAGTTTGACGCTGAACAGTTTGCGGGCGTCATCCTGGACGAAAGCAGCATTCTAAAGAGCTTCCACGGCGCCACGACCAAGGCCCTAATCGCCACCTTCAAGCACACGCCGTTCCGCCTTTGCTGCACCGCGACCCCGGCGCCGAACGATCATGCCGAATTAGGCCAGCACTCCGAGTTTCTGGGCGTCATGTCGCAAAGCCAGATGCTCACGCGCTGGTTCATCCACGACAGCGCCGACACTGGCAACTGGCGCATGAAGGGCCACGCCGTTCAGGACTTTTGGAATTGGGTCGCGAGCTGGGCGCGCTGCGTTTCCAAGCCCTCTGACCTTGGATTTAGCGACCAAGGCTATGACCTGCCGGCGCTGGATCTCAAGCGCCACATCGTCGAGGCGGATCGCTCGCTTGACGCGGGCGCCGAGAAAGACGGTCAGGCCCGGCTGTTCCGTATGCCCGACACGTCGGCAACCTCAATCCACCGCGAGAAGCGGATGACCACTGACGCCCGCGCCGACGTTATCGCGGCTTTGGTGGCGCAAGAGCCGGGCGAGGCTTGGGTGGTCTGGTGCGACACCGACTATGAGGCCGACGCGCTGGCCGACCGCATCCCCGGCGCCGTTGAGGTTCGCGGCTCGATGAGCCCTGACGTCAAAGAGGCTAACCTGACCATGTTCTCCGCGGGACAGGTTCGGGTGATCATCACCAAGCCGTCAATCGCCGGGTTCGGCCTTAACTGGCAGCACTCCGCGCGCATGGCGTTCGTGGGTCTCTCGTTCTCGTATGAGAGCTTTTATCAGGCCATTCGCCGCTGCTGGCGTTTTGGCCAGTCGCGCCCGGTTAGCGTTCACGTCGCCTGCGCTGATACCGAAGAAAGCATCTGGCAAATCGTCAGCCGCAAGGCGGGCGACCATGACGCCATGAAGGCTGAGATGACCGCTGCGATGGCCCGCGCGTCGCACAGCGTCCCCGAACAAGCACCCTATCAACCGGCCAAGCCTTTGGCCCTTCCGCAATGGATTGCCGCATGACCGCTGTGCTGGACAGCAACCAGGGCGAACGCTTCGCCGCCTATAACGCCGATTGCGTGGAGTTTGCCACCAACCTGCCTGACAACTCGCTCGACTTTTCCGTCTACTCGCCGCCGTTCGCTCACCTGTTCGTCTACAGCGACAGCGAGCGGGACATGGGCAACGTCAAGGACGAGGCTGAGTTCAAGACGCTGTACCGGCATCTGGTCCGCGAAAAGTTTCGCGCGACTAAGCCGGGCAGGCTGACAGCGGTTCACTGTTCGGACATTCCGCGCACCAAGTCGATGCATGGCGCCGTCGGGCTCTATGACTTCCCGGCGGATATTCGAGAGGTTCACGAGGCTGAAGGCTGGACCTACCACAGCCGCGTTACGATCTGGAAAGATCCCGTCGTTGAGATGACGCGGACCAAGGCGCTGGGGCTGCTGTATAAGCAGCTCTGCACCGACGCCACGCGCTCCCGCCAAGGTATGCCTGACTATCTGCTGGTGTTCCGCAAAACGCCTGCCGACGAAAGCGAAGCCGATAAGGTCGGCCAGGATCGGACGCTGTTCCCGGTCACGCAATGGCAGCAATGGGCCTCGCCGGTCTGGATGGATATCCAGCAAACGAACGTCTTAAACGTCAAGGTCGCCCGCGAGGACAAGGACGAGCGCCACCTTTGCCCGCTGCAACTCGACCTTATCGAGCGCGCGGTGCGGCTCTGGACCAACCCTAATGACGTCGTGTTTAGCCCGTTCATGGGCATCGGCTCGGAAGGCTGGGCCTCGCTTAAGGCCGGGCGCCGGTTCATCGGGACCGAACTGAAGCCCGCCTATTTCCGACAAGCCGTCCGCAACCTGACGGAAATGGAAGCGCAATCGACCGGCCCTTCGCTGCTTTCCGTGGCGGGTGTTGCATGACCGGCCGCACCGTTCCCGAGTGGTCCAGCAACAATCCCAACGCCGTTATTCCGAAGACGGTCAAGGCGCGCGTCTGGCTGAAGTGCGAGGGCCGTTGCGCCTTGTCCGGCCGCAAGCTGGGGCCGGGCGATGCCGTGGACTTTGACCACATCACGCCTCTGTCGATGGGCGGCAAGCACGCCGAAAGCAACCTGCAACTGGTCAGCCGCGAAGCTCACCGGGCGAAGACCGCCAAGGAAGCCGGGCCGCGTTCGAAGGCTGATCGGATGCACGCCAAACACTTCGGCTACTGGCCGCCTTCGCCCCGCAAGATCCAGGGCCGTTCGTTTGCCAAGCGCGGGGATGTGCGGTCATGAGGTCTTACCCTGAAAAGCGGCGCCGCGTGTTTTTCGCCGAGCATGACGCGATCCTGCGCGAGCAATACGCGGATGCGTCCAGCGAGATGATTACGAGCTGGGCCAAGGCCTGGAACGTGTCGCGCGACGCCATTCGCAACCGCGCTCTTGTTCTTGGCGTGCGGCGTTCGCAGGCGGCTAAAGAGGCGGCGTTGGCGCAAGGCCAGCACGACCGCAACGGCACTGTGGGGCTTTACGAGATCCCGGCGCCGAACCGTGACGAGGACTATTCCGCCGCTTGCCTCGCTGAAGGCGGGTTCGGGCGCTTCCTCGAAACCAGAGGCCGCAACGGCGAACCGCGCCTGACTGGCCCCTATGTGCCCTACGCCGCCGAACGCAACGCCAGACGCTCACAGGTGGTCGCATGACGGTTGTCCTGTCGCTCTGGCGCGGCCAGATGCTTGTTCCGGCGTCGCCCCATCGGTCGGCCCGCGATATCGTCCGCGAGGTTGCGGAGGGCCACGGCCTGACCGTAGCCGACCTGACCGGGCCGTCACGGCTGCGATACGTCTGCCACGCCCGTCAGGAGGCGATGTGGCTCATTCGCGAGGTTAGGTCCAGAGACGGTAAGCCCCGCTTTTCTCTGCCGTTTATTGGCTCCCTACTGGGCGAGCGCGACCACACGACCGTCCTTTATGGCATCCGCGAACACGCCAAGCGGCTCGCGGCTGAGCGGGTGGCGGCATGAGTAGCGCCCCCTACATGCGCTTTTATTTCGGCGACTATGACCGGGACACTGGCCACCTTCGCGGTGCGCTGGAACACGGCGCCTACTTTATGCTGATCAAGGCCATGTGGAACGCCGGGGGACGGCTTCCAGGCGACGACAAGCGACTGGCTCGCCTTGCCCAGCTTTCCGACAAGGAATGGACTTCTGTTCGGGATGTGATCCTGCCGTTTTTCAAGCGTCGCGGCGGTCACATTCGACACAAGCGCATCGACGCGGAACTGGCCGTTTACCACAACACGATTGTGCAGGCTCAAAAGGCCGGAAAACAGAGTGCTCGCCAGAAGCTGAGCAAAAACAACGCCAAAAGCTCAACGGACGTTCAACGGACGTTCAACCAACCAGAACCAGAACCAGAACCAGAAAGAAGAAGCAAAGAAGCTTCTTCTTTCATTGGAGGATCGAAGAATGAACGAGGTCGTGCCGATCTCCGCCGGACTACCACAGACGCCAGAAGGGCTGCATGGGCTGAAGCTATTGCAGAGCGCCACCGCTGCGAAGCTGGCGACCAAACCGATGACAGCGGAGGACCGGGCTGCGCTGATTTGGACGGCTCGCGCGGTCTGCGGCTCGCTCACGCCCGCGAAGCCTGAGGAGATCGCCTTGGAGATCGAGGGGCTTGCGCTGCATTACCCGGCGTTCAATCGCACGCCTCAGGAAAGCCGGATGGCTAACGCCCATTGGCTGGACGATCTGGCGAATTGGCCAGCGGATCTCGTGCGCGAAGCCTGCCGCCGGTGGCGCAACAGCGCGGAGCGATATTTCCCGACGCCCGGCCAACTTAAGGCGCTGGCATCCGACGAGCTGGAAGCCCGCCGCGTTTTGGAGAGGCGCGCAAGGGACGTTCTCGGCTCTGCGGAGCAAGTCGCATGAACATTGCCGATCTGATTGCGTGGCATCTGGGCCAGGCGGAATCCGATGACCTTAGCGTCACCACGATGCATTTGGACGCGGCTGAGCTGTTGCGCTGGTGCGTCGAGGTGCCGTGCGTTTCGCCCGATCCGCATGCGAGAGCCTATGCGCTGGAAACGCTCCTCGAATTGTCCGCTTTGCAAATCGCGGAAATTGTCGAGGAGGTAGACGCGGAAGTTTTGGAGGACGAAAGCGACGCCCCAGCGATGGAGCTGCGATTGTGGCGGGGCTTGAATAGCAGCATTTCGGAACAGCTTTGGGGCGCCGGATGACCCGCTTCAACTGGACCCCCGAACGCCTCGCCGATCTCCGCCGCCTCTACCTGGACGAACAGCGCGGGCCGGTGGAGATCGCCCGCTACTTCGGCGACGGCTGCAACTGCGTTACGATCAGCTCCGCCGTTCGCATCCACAACATGAGGCGCCCGCGCACCGCGTCAAACGGGTTTAACTGGACGCCAGAGGCCACAGACGCCTTGCGCCGGATGTACCCTGACCAGACCGTCACTTGCGCCATCATCGCCCGCAAGATCGGCAACGGCTGCACAGAGCGCGCCGTGATCCGTAAGGCCGCGCTCCTGAAGCTAGCATCGCCTCGCACCCGCGTTCCCGGCGTTAAGCGCATTGCTTGCGTCCAGCGCGTCCGCCCCATGAACCCTGACAAGGCCCGGTTCATCGGATGGTTCCGCCGCGCTGGCTGGCCTGCCTCCGAGGTCGCATGGCTGTTTGACGTTCAACCCGAACAGGTGGCCGCATGACCGACACCCCCGAACAATCCCGCAAGTGCTCTAACTGCATGTGGATGCACCGCAGTCCCGGCCTTTCCGACGACGAGGGCGAGTGTCGCGCCGGTCCACCTGAGCGCGTTGAATACGCGCGAGGCCACGCGTGGCCGTGGACTTATAGCGACGCGTGGTGCGGTTCCTTCCGGATGAAGGAGCCCGGCCAATGAGCCGCCCCGTCCCCGCTATCATCTTCCGCATGTCTGAAGCCCTCGACGCTGAAATCATCCGTCAACGCCGGGGCGTAACCGGTCGGCCCTTCGATGCCCGGCTGGATTTGGACGCTGAACGGCTCGCCCGCGTGGCCTTCGACGTCTTCTGCGAGTGGATCGGCAAGGAAGGGTTCGCTCACGTTCACACATGGCTGAGGAGCCTTTTGCGATGACCCGCACCCCCCGCCGCAAGAGCCGAGTGGCCGACGCGCGACGCCTCAAACAGCTTCGAGAGCCTGCTGCCGAAAAGGAACAAGCTGAAGCCGTAGAGGTAGACCGGGGCATCCGCGAGACGATGCTTCTGGAACAAGGGCGCGGCCATGAGTTTGAGGCGCCGGTTGCCCAGCGAGGCGACGCGGGCCGCAAGCCCTACCGCCGCAAGTCCGGTCTCGATTGGCTGCTGTTCAAGGGCCGCCTGTCTGCGATCCAGATGCAGGCCGCCCTTCGCTATGGTGACGACTGGCGATCCGCCAACGACATCACGGTGCGGTCCTGCCTCAACGACGTGCGGGGAGGCGGCGACGAGACTACGCCGCAGCATATTCGGCTGTTTGCGGGCAACCGCCTCACGCGGGCCAGGATCGAAGGGCTTTGCGCTCACAAAACTCTAATTGCCCTCTGCGACCGGGTTTGCGGGCGAGGGGATCGCGTGCGGGACATCGCGCAAGGTGATGACGAAGTAACCGCAAGATATGAGGCCGCGCTTTGTATCGGCCTAGACCTTTTGGCCGCGCATTATGGTATGGTGACGAGATGCGAAACACGCGATTCATCTACGTTATTGGCGATGGCGGTCCAGCCGTAAAGATCGGCGTCACGGATCGTTTAGCGGTTAGGCTTTCAAGCCTTCAGGTGGGCAACCCCAACGAGCTTGCGATCCTGTACGACAAGCGCGTGCTGTATCGGCTTGCGGAGTGCACAGAGTCAAAGGTTCACCAAAAGCTTAAGACGGCGCACCGTCGCGGCGAATGGTTCGAGGTGAGCGTCGAGACCGCAACGGCGACCATCGACGAGGTTTATCAGCACCTCTTGGATACGGTGGAGCCGCCCAAAGAGCCGGAAGGGCTTTTGGATTTGTCGCGCAATTCCGATTACGACATCGACGCGGCGGCGCCCGAAGCCATTGCCTGGTTCCGCACCTTGATGAATGAGCCAACCGGCAAAGAGTTTGCGGCCAAGATTTTGCAGGCCATCCAACGCGCCGACGGTAAGGCCGCTGCAATGGCGTTTCAGTACGAGATCGTCTGGCGTATGCCGGTCTCGCGTGTCCTGCACCTTCGCCCCGGCGATCTGCGACAGGCCCACGCGGCGCTTGCCAAGGCGATAAACACACTTTGTGATGTTTTCCGCGCCAGACGCGAACAATCGCTGCTTGACAAAATCCGGGGAATTGCTGCATAGAAATACCAACCTCCGGTCTTGCGCCTGTAGCGCAGCCCCGTCGAGTTTCGCGCCAACGCGCAACGCCATCGCCCGACCCAGTTACCGATCATCACGACAACGCACCTGCACCTTGGCGGTCAGCGGCGGGCGACACCCCATCAACACCCGACCATGTACTGAGGCGCGCCGATGGCTGGCTCGGGTAGCAAATGGGGCGACAAGGGCGGAACACCCCGCCTGCGAGGCCGAAGGGCCGTTGAACAGCGTAAGCGGCGATTGGCTTTTGAACCGCTCTGCCGAGACTGCAAGGCCAAGGGGCGCACCACCGCCGCCACGGTCCCTGACCACATCAAGCCCTTGGCACTAGGCGGGCCTGATACAGACGACAACATCCGCTGCCTTTGTGGCCCATGCCACGAGATCAGAACGCGGGAACAGTTCGGCCACCGTCAACGCGTAGAGATCGGGACGGACGGCTGGCCTATCTAGGCCGCTCGCCTTTCGCGAGACGCGGCAACGCGACACCTGTCCGAACAATAGGTAGCGTGGCTTCTGCGACCCAGCATAACGCTGTCGCATTTGGCGCATCGGTAAATCCTGGGCTCGCTGGGATCGATCATCGTAGAGACTAGCAAGGCGTGAAATGCCTTGGCCTTGGCAAATGGAATCCCGGCCATGTTGGCTAGCTGGTCGATGGCAAGGTCGGTTTCGCTTTTCATGGCGGAAGCATAGCACACTGGTCGCCTGCTAGAACCTCGACGGCGCCCATACGACGCAGGGCAGGCAGAAAGCGTAACGCTCTATTCTCTGCTAGGGACAGGCGATCACCGCCTCCCATGCCGAATGATTGAGCTTGTAGACTGACGAGACCGTGCAGCCCTTGGGATCGGCCCACTTGCGGGCAACGGCCATAAGCTCCTCCCGCTCAGCTTGTTCCATGCTGTAGTCCATACCGCCAAGCGATAGGTCAGACTTAAGCGCGGCGGAAAAGGCGCGAGACGCAGGCGGAACGATAAGCACGGATTGATCTACCCGGTGGCGGATCACCTTGAACCGACCGCTAGGCACATCGACCAGCACAACGTCGGGCCCAATTTGAGGCGGGTAAGAACCAACCCGACTAACGCCAGTCATGCACCCTGACAGGGCAAGGCAAGACAGGCCAACAACGACAACAGACCGCTATCTGGCTGAGTTCGACTTCCGGTATTCCAACCGGATCGCCACGGGCTGCGACGATACCGAGCGCGCTCACCGGGCGCTGCAAGGTGTGGTCGGCAAGCGGCTGACGTACAAAAAACCTGATCGGTCTGTCGAAGCCTAAGCGCCCCAAGGTCGTCCGCAGAATGCGCAGCCGATGGCGAACAAAGCGCCGCCGAATCTTCACCGGATCGATAGGAATCAGTGACCGCCAACAGCGCCGATTCGGCCCGCTGTCAAGGGGGTGATCGTTGACAAATGCTGACGAATCGCCATACTTGGTGTGTAGTCTGAAAGCGGTCTAGAACCGTTAGTAGGACCGCACCGGGGAGAGGGCCTGCAAGCCCTCTCCCCCTTCCGTTACAGCACGACAATTCCAAATCCATTGTTCAGGCTCGCGCGCCTGTTCAACGCCGGGCCGAGCCGGTTGAAATAGTGCTGGGCGCTTTTCTTTCGTACGTATGAGCAGGGGTCGTACTTCTGGTGAAGAAAGTAGGCTGCGACATCACATGCTTGAATGAAGTAGCTGTCTGCCGAGTTCTTGCTATGCGGGTCCTCAATCACTCGCATCATCGGAATGTTGCGGGCGGCCATCCCTTGCATCCCCGGAATCGGATTGTGCACTCCCATGCGACGGACCAAGCGCATCAGGCGTAGGCCGTCAGTGTTATCGGAGATCACCATACCCTTGTCGTTGCGGTGTCCGCCGGGAAAGTTACCGTATCCAATGGTGTTGTCGAACCGCTGAAGAAGCGCCTGCCAGCCGGCGTCGAAGGCGTTGTAGCCAGCCGGTTTGCCGACCTTGTCCACGACCACATGAGTCATGCTGATGTATGGAATTTTCGCCAGTTCGTCCAAAAGCTGACGCATGATCGCTAGCCGAACGTGCTTCGCCATTCCCTCAACGGGCGGGCTACGTATGTAGTGCGAGGCGTGGATCTCGGTGCGGAGGGGCAAGCCGTGCACCGCCTTCATCGTTCTTCGGAAAGCCACCAGCTGATTGAGCAAATCTCGCCAGCGGCTTTCGTGAACTGTGAGACCTGAAAGCGTGAAGTAGCGCGTCGGGGAATTCTCCGTCCCCGTATCGCCACTCTCATCTACGTACATGATATACAACGAGCCCCTCCCCAGGTGACGCCATGCCCGAACAGAAGCACGACTCTACCCAAGCGGACAAATTCCAAAAGCTCGCCCGCGAGCTTGAGGCCAACGAAGACGAAGCCGCCTTTGAGGAGACGGTGAAGAAGATCGTCCAGGCGCCTCATGAGGCGGCCAAGCCGAAGGCTGAATGACCGTCCTCGCGACTGTGATCTGTGAGACCGAAGAGCCCGCGCGCGTCTACGGCAACCGTGGAAAGTATGAGTTTGCCGCCTGCCCGCGCGTGGGTGACGAGTTACTTCTTCGATACGCAGGGCTGCGCACCGACGTGTTCGTCGTGCGCCGGGTAAGTCACGCCCCCCGGATGCCTGACGAGTCGGCGCTCCAAGCGGAAGAACTAAGGCACTACGGCGAAGTGGCAGACGATTGCCCGCTCAACATAACCGTAGCGTTCCTGCGGTCTCAACCCGACTAGTTTGCAAAGTATATGATCGCCTTGTTCTAATGCCTGCAAGGTCGCAAGCTTTAGGGCGAGAAGGCCAGACAGGGCAGCAGAACACCGCGCCACCGAACGAGCGGCCATCGCGGCCAAGCCGAAATTGTGCCTTTGCGGGCTACAGCGGGAGTTTGGCAAGCGTCTTTGCCGCACTTGTGCAGCGTTAGGTCAAATCACGGCTGCCGAGAATGCCAGGATCGCAGCCCGCGCCCGCGACGCCGCTAAAAAGGCTATTGTTGATAGGCCGTGCAAGGAATGCGGAACCTGTTTTGCGCCTGAGTATGGCGACATGCGCCGGGTTTTCTGCTCCGGCATTTGCTCGAAGCGAAACTATCGCCGGATTGGTCGCAAAAAGGAGCGGGCGCGGCTCAGGTGCGTGACCGTCGAGGCGGTCGATCCGGGCCGTGTGTTCGATAGGGACGGATGGCGCTGCCAGTGCTGCCGGAAGCCAACGCCTAGAGATAAGCGCGGAACCTATCACCCGCGCGCACCTGAGCTAGACCACATCGTCCCCCTTGCTAAGGGCGGAGAGCATAGCTACCGCAACACACAGCTACTCTGTCGGGCGTGCAACGGGGCGAAGTCAGACACGGACGGCGGACAGCAAATGAGGCTGTTCGGGTGACTACCCCCGGAGGGGCCGTCGACTTTCTGGAAATATGATTTTTGGAAAC